TGCTTTACTAATTCCAAACAACCGATTGCGGTTGCTGTGTAAAGCGCTTCATCGTACTTGTGGATTAGTTCTAGCATTTCTTCAACAAGACTATCCGCTAATTTGCCTTGACTAAAGTTCATGTGTTCTTCTCCTTGAGTTTGGCTTCTACCAATAACAAATCGTCATAAGGACTTTTGGTGCTTCCATGAATTTCTTGTCTTTCCTTATCTGTCAGTTCTATCCATTCTTTTGGCTTTTGAATCTCATCCATCATTTCGTTTGTTATGCCACACATCCAACCATTGTCAGACGGATAAAAGCGCAAAATAAACTTACCGACGCGAACTTCTTTAAAAATCATTGCATTTCTCCATAGTTTTCACCCCACTGAGCCTCACACGCAACAGGCAAACCTTTTGCCCAATCGGGAGGTACTGACATGCACTCGACGATATATGCCATCGCCTTATCTTTCTCGTCTTTGTGAACTACGCACACAGCGGCATCATGTACCGTTAGACCAACTCGGTAGCGCTCATTGATCTTGATCATCTGCTCGCCTACGATAATTCTTGCTAATGCTTGAACTACGTTTTCCACAACTGTTCCGCCCCATATAGAGACAGGCCCCTTACGTGACTTGTATTTGTATCCGCTTTTAGCTTCATCAGTATCAAGTTGTAGCTCAGGATATTTGATAAAAAGGCCGTTAGGTAGTTTGATGCCTTCCTCATATATCTTCACGCACTTATGTTGCCCATAGTAAAACGGCTTTGTCTTACCCCAATTAGCTAAGTCTTTGAGCATCTTGTCGCCTTCTCTCCATAGCGCAATAATCTTGTCGTTTGTATCACGGTAGATGTCAACAATGTCTTTACACTCCTCCTCAGTAAACGTAGCGCCTGGTGGAGTAGTCTTGAGTGTGTGCTGAAGTTTTAATGCGCCAGTGCCGTAACCTAGTCCGAGAATACAAGTCTTACCCACGAACCGTTCAATAGGATCTTTCTTACTGATAGGACGGTTATAAACTTTACTTGCGAACTCTGAATACACATCACGCTTTTCAGCAAACGATTGCACTAAATCATCCTGACCAGCCAACCACGCTAAGACACGAGCCTCGATCTGTGAGGAGTCACAGTTAATCACAATGTGATCATCGGGCGCAATGACTGCGTTCTTAAGAGCCTTCTTATCCTTATCACGACTGGGTAAGTTTTGAAAGTTCACCTTGTCACTACCCGCCCACCTACCTGTGTGTGCGCCATAGTATTTGAGAGGGATAGGTAGCCAGCCTTTGTTACGTTTGCCAACGCCTAAGAATCTTTCAATCCTTGACTCTTCAATCGTAGACTTGGTGTTAAGCCTGATAGAGCAAAGATGTTGAACTGCTACGTCATCCATTTCACTTAGCGCAATAAACTGCTCATCGTTTTTAGCAAGGGCGTAGGTTAGTTTGCCTGTTGTCTTGCTAATTTTCATTGGCGGGTCTATGTTGTAACTTTTTAAAACTTCAGCAAACTGTTTATTACTTGCCAACTTCTTACGAACTTCTTCTGTCGTACATTTCCAATCAATTGAGAAACTCTCTAACAATGACTCTTTAAATCGCTTAATCAATTCAAGTCGATCAAGTAGCAACTCATCGTCCACTCGCAAAACTGGAAAGATAAACATTCTTAAAGTCATGTCGATCAACTGCAATTCGCTCTGCGGAAACTCGTTCGACAATTTATGGTAGAGCCTTAATCCTAGCTCTACGTCATTTTTGCAGTATTCACCGTAGGCTTTTAATTCCTCTGCTGAGAAATCTTCTCGACGTTTACCTTCCGCCATCACAACTTCGTCGCCCTTCTCGCCTAACGCATAAAGCTTACTTAGCGATGCCAGTGACCCCCCTACATCAACGCCATTGACCGCCCTCGCCATGCAAAGAGTATCGAGATAAAACTTAGCCTCAATATCAAATATCCATTTAAGAATACATCCATCGAAAAGCGTATTGTGTGCGAGTAGCGCCCGCTGCGGTATATTAAGAGTCAATAAGAAATCTTTTATCTCTTGATGAGTCCCACTCACCCACGTTGTTTTGCCGTCCACGTTAACGCCAACGCCTATTACATGGAATCGCTTGTCTCGCACGTACTCCTCAGTCGTTTGATGCTTGAAACCTAGCTTGATCTTGGAGTCGTAGTACGTCTCAAAGTCAATAGTTATGATACTCAAAATGGTGCTCTCTCGTAGTTGTCTGGATTGAACTTAAGTGGACGCCCTGTGTGTTCTAAGATTTTGGTTGGAAAAGGCCATTGTTGTTGCGCCTCTGTAACTTGTCCGCACGACTTAGAGTTCCTTCGTGTAGAACTTCTTTTGTTAAGAATGTCGCATGACACTTCAGACAATATCTCTTTCTTAGATTGTCGTGCTCGGGAGACTTCCTCGACTCCACTACCATTGATTTCGTGTGGTCGCATTTCGGGCATTTCATTTGTCGCTTTCAGTTTGTTCGTTGTGTTTATGGAGTTCGCTTTCTTCTTTGAGTAAGAAAACTTTTTTACATACCGTGCAATACCATCCTGGGTATGTTTTGGTTCTATCGAAAATCTTTATACCGAGCATGTATGTCGTTTTGTTTTCTTCCACTTCAATTTGTTTAATCATATCATCCTCGATCTATTTCGCTTTATTTCGACTGGCGCATTGTCAATCATCTTACGAATTGCATCGGTATGTTGTCGTGTATGTTCTAAAAGTGCATTTTGAGTGGGTATTCCACTTGCAAACATATTTTTCAATTCCACCCCATCTTCTTCATGACCCTGACCAGCAAGTACCTCAAGAACCTTACCATTAAAGACTGTTCTAGCGCAGTCCCTGAGTCCTTTCTCAAGTTTAAAGAATTCTTCCTCAGTCATAAACGAACTAGCGTTGTTTAATATGCCGTCCCATTTAGCCCTTGTGAATTTTTCTGGGCTTGGTACAAACTCCTCGGGGTGCGTCTTCATGCGCTCTAGCAAAATCGTTAAGCCTGTTAGTTCTACTGGTTCTATTCTTTCTGTCATTTTGTTTCCTTCTTTGCAAAAAATCCACTTGGGTTTCTAGGGTCTACCCATCCATATGAGTATCTATTTTTTTGCATATGCGTAAGGGATTGAGTGACCAACTCTGTTTCTTCCTCGACTTGTTGCGTCTCGCCAGCGAGTTTGACCATGATGTCGCCTGTGAATCTATCACGCATCATCTCCATGAACGCATCATAAAGCGCATCGACTTCTTCATCGGTCAGCCACGATAGTTCTTTCCAGTACACATCGTCAGTTTGTCTCTTGACGACACGCACTTTCTTCTTTGTGAGAACAGCTAAGATGATCTTATTCCATCTTCCACTCACGACTGTATCGCCATCTACGATAGAGCCTTTTTCTTGGATGAATTCTTCAGGGTTAGACCTCATACGCTCAATTAAAATCTCAACCCCTGCATTTAATTTTAGTTCCATGATGCCAGTTTCCTTAAATAACGTTTTCAATAGTTACAAAAAAAGGGAACTACGCCCAAGCGTAGCCCCCTAGGATTACTTAGAAATGTGTTGACTCATGATCTCTCTATCGAGATACCACCTAGCCTTCTGTAAGTCCTCTGCATAAGAACCTTTGTGCTCTGCTCTAGTAATGTATTTGATGACATTACCCAAGTTGTAATTTAATTTCTTCGCCTCAATGAAGTCGATAGTCTCCATACCGCCCACCTTGTAATGCGAGGGATGATTGACGTTATCTACTGTCTCACCTTTACGTGAATCCTTAAATACATCAGGCTTGACTATAAAACGCTCTACGTCATCCATCGCTTGTAATTGAATATTCTTTTTCTTGATGAGCATACGATAGTTATATACCGCTTGTACTGATAAGTCTAATGCCTCTGCTATCTCTCCTGCTTTAGCATCGGGATACTTCTTCATGTAACGCTCTACTCTACTGATCTGTGCTATTGGTTTCATTTACTGTTTCCTTTTTGTTGTACTTACGTTTCACTGATGCAATACCATTACTAGCTCTTGCATCTATTTCCTCTAGCATAGCGTCCGCTATGTTAAAAGACTCTGAGGGTATGCGAGGGTCATTGCCACGCATAAGCAACCCAATCATTGCGAACCCTGCATACAGTTTATGCAAGTGTTCTCGGTCTGTTTCATTCATTCTCAATCCTTTCTACCTTTTGTTTCGTGCACGCCTTGCCACAAGACTCTGAGTAGTGACGCTCAGTTACTGTGTGATTACCACACCGAGTAACGTAATGTGTGTTCTCAAATATCCATATATCACAGTCTTCAAACTTGTAGGCAATCCTTGGTTTGTTTAACTCAGCTCGTTGCTCGGGCGTTGGGCTAAACACTGCGTAAAGCGCCAAAATTAGTGACCCTATTACTGTACCAAGCAGAACAACAAAAAGCGTTGCCCCACCAATAGGTGCTATAAAGTCTTCCCAAATATCTTCTTTAGTCATATATGTGTTCCATGTTCGTTAGAATTTGTTTAAGATAATCTAAATTAGTTTCAGTAATGACTAGCGCAATGCCACCGCTCATTCTAATATCGTTCAAGTTTTTATCTTGCAATGCGGTAGTCTTCCCACCGTTAGCCTTGCACTCTATCGCTAAGAACTTTCCTTTGACACACACGATAAAGTCAGGTACTCCACTATTGCCGTACCCCCCAGTCACAGGCATGGTGTAATAGTGTTTCCCTTCAGCTAAAAATTTTTTAACCTTTGCTTTTACTTTACCTTCTGGAGTCATGTCACCTCTCTTGCGCCATAGCGTCATGTGAACCTTTTAGTTCGTTAACTGTTGCACGATCTAACACCATACAAAAATAGTGTTCGGATGATTGCCACCCTATCTCATCGAGTTCAGGTGATTGCTTGTTTGTGTATACATCTATACGTTGAACGTTATTATCATGAACCACCTCATGTGGATGTGCGAGTATCATTGCCATCTTAGTTTTGATTACATCGGGTAATGTTTTATCATCATAGATTCGCACCATGCGATCACCTATACTGATTTTGTATTGACCTTCGTATCGAATAAGTGGCACACGAATCAAGTCCCAATTCTTAGGATGTACTACTGGGGTTAGTGTAGGAAAGAATTCGCTTATTGGCATGGAACTTATTGGCATGGAATGAACGCCCATTGAAAGTCTGTCTCGTCACGATACCATACGTTCTTATAGATGACATCTAGGTTCGGGTCATATTTATTTTCATTAGGAAATATGCCGAGTCGTAAGTCGTTCTTGCCCTCGTTCGCAACCTTCATCATAGTGAGCATTGCAATTAAATCTACCTTATGATCTAACGACCGAACACGACTAAAATCTTCTAAGATTGTCACTACGTCACCTACTAATGTAAACTTGCCGATGAGGATATGATTGTTCTTATCAACACCGATTGCATAGAATGGATTATTAAAAAATCTATCTGACTCTTTTATCTTCTCATCCCTTATGCTATCAGCTTTATTGAATTTGTCAAGTAATATTTTACATAAACCTAGGTCTAGCGATAGATTATATTTATTAGGATTTTCACCTAACGCATGAGCAACGAGAGCATGAATAGTCTCCATTGATACGTTCTCGTATTTGTTACTCCTACCGAACGAATCGACCATTACTTCTTTAGCTTCCTTCATCTCGTTCCTGTAATCCTTAAAGATTTCGCTAACATTTTTGATAGCCTTCTGTCTTTGGATTGTGCCCATAAGAGTAGAGATTTTCTTACTCGATAAAGTTTGTCTATCACTATCGGATGATGCTCTAGATTTCTTGTAGTATGGTGATCTGTACTGATACTCCCAATGCGAAACGTGCGTACCTTTATGGATGTCCCACTCTTTGTTCTTCTTAGCAAATACCGAACCGCATGGTATGCCATTGGAATAACACAGATGGAAAGTATCACTCAAGTTATCAAATTGACTGACTGATATGTTATAAACTTTTAACCCATACTTAAATTCGATTTCACGTACAAGTGGAAAGCAAATGCTCTCCTTCAAAGTCTTGTCCATAGCATCTAGGGAATCTCCTGCTATTGAATTAAGAATATATTTACTCATTGCTCGCTCCTTGGTTAATGTTAAAGTTGCCTGACTACTTCACCGTTCACTATCACCTCTGTACCCCACTCGCTCTTAGGGAAATACTCACCGCCTTTCACTCGGTATGTTTTAAATATTTCCTTATGTGTGGTGTATAAATCCTTCAGTATCCTACGCTTAGTAGCCATGTACAGTTGATATGTTTTCTCGCCTTGATCATTCATCAACGCCCTGCCCCATCTGAATGACCATGAGAAACGGTTCACATCGTATGCCAACGCATAGAGTACTAACGCATCAAATGGTGCGCTCTGTACGCAAGATTGCGCTTCCTTCAAGAATTTTTGATTGTCTATGTTATAGAGTACTTTTTCTTCAGGGAATCGCTCGTTGCATATCTCTAGGGTTACATCTTTTAATTGTTCAAACGGCATCGTCTTGCACATGACCTCGCTTATCTTAAAGAAATCCTCGTATGGTTTAAGAGATTCTTTAGCTTTCTTTCGGTCTACCTTCTTCAGCTCTACCTCGTAAGGCACTACCGCCATGTCACTATCGCAAGCGATACGCATACCCTTATGGATTGCGTGCATTATTAGTGAGTCTCGTCTTTCTCTGAAACCGTATTGTCTATATATCAGCCCACCTCTACGTGAATCGTTAACGAACCCACCGCTCGCATTTTGCGATAAAAAGTTACGCTCTCCTTGATGATACTCACTCAGGAGGAACTCTACTGTGTTGTCGGGCCTGACTCTCGCTACTACATTGGGATATATATGACGTCGGTAATATAGCGTATTGCCTGTAAACTTTCCTGCATCATGGTCATACTCATTGTTCTCCCACACAGTTGCAGAACCTAACGCTTTGAGTGTGTCATAAGTTTCTTTACTGATAGCCTCACTTGTGTACCGCTTGCCGTACACAATGTCATACACCTTCTCGCCATTCTCCATCTCGACAAGAAAGTATTTCTCGTTGCGTGTTCTACGCTCCATCGGGTAACGATTGTCTGAACCACGATAAGGCTTTTGTTGCTCTGTGATCTTGGTCAATCGCTCATAGTTAAATCCGTACATCATTGCTCGTCTCCCTTCTTAAGTCCTAGTCTGTCGTCTAATACTTTGCATACTGATAGCCACATCGCTCGTTGGAACTCATCCTTACTCAGCTCTGATTCACTCAGAGCATAGCCATACGCCATGTCGGGATTTGACTTATAGAGTTCTAATAACTCATCGACTAACTGATTCGCAAATCTTGCAGTTGCCATCTCTGGGTCACCTCCTACATTATTTGCTATCGTTATCCTTCTTGAAGTTTGCTCCATCCACTCATTCAGTTCAAATGGATTTCTTAGGTTTGGTTTACTCATATCTATTACCTCGCATATATAAATTTCATACTTATTGTGGTCAGGTACATCAACGTAAGTGCTAATGTACGCCCACTCGTCCAATATGTTGCCCAGTTTAAACTTAGGCTTCGTCATCACGAACCTCAACTACCTTCCCACCCGAGGGTGCGACGAAGTTTTTGGCTTGCGTTATGAACCACAATGTCGGTGAACTAATAGTCCACTTGATGTCGTCCTCAACGTACCCATCGGTAAAGATCATCACACAGTCTGCGGTAATCTTCTTCTCATTGATGTAATCGTTAACGCTCGTCACGCGTGTACCACCACCGCCCAATGGCTTGAGCATTGCACCAATGTTGGCATAGTTGTCTGTAAAGATTTGTTCACCATGCACATCGTAGTCCCACCATATAACACGAACAAGTTCAGGTTCGACAAGCTCGCAAATTGATGCCAGTTCGCTAGCGAATTCATTCAATTCTTTCTCACCGATTGAACCCGATGTATCTATCGCAACCACCACCTCACCGATTGACTCGTTCTCCACGCTTGGTAGATAAATGTCATTGACCATCTGACGCTTGTTCATACGTCGCCATGTGAACTCATCGTTGCCTTTCGTTGATGAGGATACAAACTCACGCAACTCATGTCGCCAGTCAACCTTGGGAGTTAGCATATCTGTGATCGCTCTTGGCATCTTGCCACCCATACGTCCTGCAAGCATACCGCCTTCACGCAACGCCCTGTCGATACTGTCGTTGATCTCTTTGAGTTCCTCATGGTCAAGACCATCCATGCCTGATGTATCGTGCTCGTCTGAGTTAGAAAGATCATAGGTCTTGCCATTGATAGTTATGGTGTCTGACCAATCTTGTCTCTCACCTTGGGGTGAACCGTTACTTTGTCCATCACCCTCACCCTCACCCTCACCGCCCTGTGGAGGAGGAGCTTTGCCTACAAGTGGCTTGAGATAGTTGTATATCTCACGCATAGACCAATTATGAAACATCGGGTCATACACCGCACCATCTGTCGGTAAAGAAACTATCGGCTCAGTACCGCCTGTAACTGTACCTTTAATGTTCACGATGATGTCGTTCACAACTAAGTCTGACGCAATGTTGGCGAGCTTGGGATTCTCCTTGAACATATCACGCCCACGAGGAATCTGCTTGAGTGCCACGTGCAAGTTCTCGTGCAAGACTAGACCACGCAAGCATGGCTCTGATTTAATATGCTCTTCAACGAACTTGCGATAGTATCGTTTGTCTACACCGTTGGTGTATGCCGTACCCTCACCATCAATGACTTCGCTCTTGCCCATCAACATCACGCCTGAGTAGAGTGCTGTCTGTGGATGTTTCATTAGCGCAATGTGCGCCTTCTTAAGTCTTGTTTCTTGTTTACCTTGCATTATTAATCTCCTCAATTTCGCAATGATCACCATGATCAACGACTTTCAATCTACCCTCTGCAATACCCTGCAAGGTATTGCCTATCCTGTACTTCAAGTGTTTCAACTCATCTCGAGCCATCACCCATAACAGAGTTGTAATGAAACACCATACAAGTAAGAACATATCGCCATAATCTAAATACATACTCATCTCCTAGTGAAATATTAATTAAAACAACTCGTGATTGTCTTTAGCCCACATCGCAATCTTTTGATTGTTTCTTGCGAGTTTGATTGTCTTAGCGGTACGCATCATCATCGTAAAGAACACCGCTTGCACCTCGCTCGACTCGATACGCTCTACGAACTCCATGAAACTCGTTAGTTGATCTTGTGACTCAAGACTATCGACTGCTTGGAACATGATCATGAGTTGAGCAGATATATCATTAGGCAATGGCACGCTCTTGGGATTCTTCACGATGTCTTTGAAGTCAACAAGCGATTTCTCCATCTTCAAGAACGCACTCATGTCACCTGCACCGCTCGCACCGATCGTACCTGCAAGCGCAACCATCGTTGCGTTATCGCCTAATAGATCTCTATTCTTCACGATCACATCGCACTTGGCTAATGAACGAGGAGAGCAAAACGATAATGATGTCATGCTTGGCTTGAAGATGTAGGGATTGTCCGCTTGATCACCTGTCGTATAAGATGCCAATGTACGAGGGAACATAGACACGAACGCACGAATGACACGAGACACACCGTTCTCCGTTGCCCATTGCAACCACTCATCAGGTGTTGGCTTTGCCATACGCACGATACATACACGATTCCCTGCATGAGCAAGCATATTGTCACCGACACCATCGGACGCATTGTTACTTGTACCGAAAACTATCGACCCACGTGTGAGTGGGACGTCACCTACGCATCGCTCTAACATCAGCCTAGTAAAGATCACTTGCAATAGCTTGGGTGACTTCATGAACTCATCGAGTAAGATAATCTTAGGCTTGCCATTACTTAGCTTGAATAAATCGGACACATAATATTCGAGGGATTTCGATGTGTGATTAGGAATAGTCATACCTATCTCTGACATATCTTTGACGGGACAGTCCACGTAGATATAGTCATACTTGTCATCCTCGAAGTAGTCACCGACCTTGCGCCACTTGTCACCCTTGTCCTCTGCAATCATGGACAGTAGTGATGTCTTGCCACAACCAGGCTCGGACTGGATGATCGGAGTTAGTTCCTCACCTATGAGTGGGATCATAGTTCTGAGTTCTTTGATAGATACTGTGTTGATAAAGTTGAGTCTTTCTTTTGACATGATTTTCTTCCTTGGTTAATAAAATTACTGAAACATACTGAACGAACCGAACTTGTTGAGAATGTCATCTACATTCTCCTTGACTGCATGACGCACCGCATCTGACTCACGAATAGTCTCAGCGTCTACACCATCCAATGCTTTCTCTAGCGATACCCTTGCATCTTCTAGTTCCTTACTGCCTACGAGATTGAACTCCTTGAATGTCTCGCACATCTCCTTGGCTTTGAGGATTGTTGTATCGTAGATTTTTCTACGTTTAACTTTTGTCTCGCCTGTGTTGTCATCGACACCGACCTCATCGTGACCACAACAATGACTGATTGACTTCATGACCTCGATGAACCTTGCTTGTTGCTCACCCATGATAGCGTTGATGATCTTCTCTGTTTGCTTACTGTATGTATTAAACAATTCATCAGCGATGTCGTTTGCTATGGCGCATCTGAAATCATTCATCGGTACATCTGCAACAAACAATTCAACGTTAAACCTATGCGTGAGATCGTCTTTACTGGGATAGTCATCTCGGTTGAACATATCGCCTTGCTTGAACGCCATGTCTGAAACGATAGAGTCATAGTGCATGATGAACTCGTCCCTCAGTCTAAAGAACTCTGACTCATGCTCGTTGTACTCTTGCTTGAACTTGGGCATGTCAATGCTTGGCAAATAGTCCTGTGCGTTGTTCCACCGATAAGTCCTGCGTTTCAGCCAGTTGTAAATCGTCTGTCTGTAATTGACAATGGCTTTATGTCTTGGATGATCTGCGAGTAAGTTCTTGACGTACTTGCCTGCATTTTTATCTGCGTGCTTTGCCGTAGTAACCTCATTACTGATACCACGGTCTTGCTTTGTTGCCGACCACACGTTGACATCGAGTGACACTAAGAAACCGCTTGATGCAAGCGATATAAGATGACTTGGTTTTTCTAACATTTGATTCTCCTTGGTTTAAAAATTTTTCACGTGAACGTGAAACGATAACTAACAACTAACT